CTCGCCGACGGCCGGCCGGTAACCGGTCTGCTGCGGCGGGGCAGTTGGGGCAGCGGGAGAAGCGGCACGACGCGCGTCCGGGTCACTGCCCGTTTCGGGTGGCCAGCCGTTCCCGACGACATCACCGAGGCGGCCCTGATCCAGGCCACCCGCCTCTACAAGCGCAAGGACAGCCCCGAGGGCATCATCGGTTCGGCCGAGTGGGGCGTGCGCAACCTCTCGCGCCGTGACCCGGACGTGTGGGCGCTGATCGAGCCGTACATCCTCCCCGGATTCGGATAGGAGGCAAGCGTGCAGATCTCCGCCGTCCGTGAGGCGATCGCCGAGGCGGCCCGGGCCGTCGTCCTGCCCGACGGCCTGGCCAAGCTGACGTGCACCAGCTATGTGCCGGACAGCGTCATCGCGCCGCACTTCTTCGTCGCCGAGTACGAACAGGACTTCGACAAGGCCATGGCGCGGGGCCTGGACGAACTCACCTTCACCACCCGCGTCCTGGTCGCCCGGCCGGACGACCAGTTCGCCCAGCGCACCCTCGACGCGATGCTGTCCGGCTCCGGCCCGGCCTCGCTGAAGCAGACGATCGAACTGGCCCGCGGCGCGCCCGGCGAGTACGCGCTGGGCGGCCTGGCCCACGACCTGCACGTGATGCGCGTGCAGGGCTATCGCTGGTACGAGCACGCCGGCTCCACCTACGTGGGCGCCGAGCTGATGATCAAAGTCATCGGAGAGGGGAACGCATGAGGATCCGCATGACGGTCGACATGCCCGAGGGCGCGGCCCGCAACGGCGAGCCCTGGCCCGGCAAGGGCGAGACCGCCGACCTGCCCACCGCCGAGGCGGCGCACCTGGTCGCCTCCGGCGTCGCCGAGGAGGTCGCCGACCAGGACGGCGCCGAGGCTCCCGCCGAGGAGAAGACCACCGCACCGCGCCGCCGCAAGGCAGCAGACCGCGAGGAGGAGTGACGTGGCCAAGACGGTCCTGACCAACGTCAGGTGCTTCGCGGTCGCCGCCGACCTGACCGCCGCATCCAACAAGATCGAGCTGTCGACCGAGGTCGAGGACAAGGACAGCACGAACTACGCCAGCCAGGGCTGGAAGGAGACGATGGGCGGGCTCGCCTCCGCCGAGATCTCTGGCGAGGGACAGTGGGAGGCCCTCGACGCCACCAAGGTCGACGACGCGTCCTGGGCGACACTCGGAGGCGTCGGGCCCTGGTCGATCAGCGCCAACAACGGCGCCGCCGTGGGTGACCTGGCGTACTTCACCAGCGCGCTGCGCGCCGACTACAAGATCGGCGAATCGGTCGGCGAGATCGCCCCGTGGACCAGCACCGCGAAGAGCAGCTGGCCGCTGGTGCGCGGGCAGTTCGCCCACCCGCCCGGTACCGCCCGCACCGCCACCGGCACGGGCACCGGCCTGAATCTGGGCGCCGTGGCGGCGGGCAAGCGGCTGTACGCCGCCCTGCATGTCCTGTCCGTGGCCGGCACCACGCCGAGCCTGACGGCCCGCGTCGAGTCCAGCGTGGACAACACTTTCGCGGCGCCCACCACACGGGTGACGTTCACCGCGGCGACGGCGGCCGGCGGGCAGATCCTGCGCACCGACGGCACGGCGATCACGGATACCTGGTGGCGGATCGCCTGGACGATCTCCGGCACCACGCCCAGCTTCCTGTTCGCCGCATCCCTCGGTATCCAGTAGCCGACCCCAACCCCTGCGGCCCGGCCATGTCGGGCCTGTCGCCATGCCCTGAAAGGGGAAACCCGTCATGCCCAAGATGGTCCTGCTCGCCCAGTACCTCAGCATCAACGCGAACGTCCTCAACACCTTCACCAAGAAGGCGGAGATCGCCGTCGAGGTGGAGGACAAGGACGTCACCACCTTCGCCTCCCTCGGCTGGAAGGAAGTCATCGGCGGCCTCAAGTCCGGTGAACTGGGCTGCGAGTTCCTCCAGGACTTCGCCGCCACCCAGCTCGACGCCATCATGTGGCCGCTGCTCGGCACCGTCGTCCCGTTCGAAGTGCGCGCCGACCAGGGCGCGGTCAGCACGTCCAACCCGAAGTACACCGGCAGCATCCTCATCAAGGGCTGGAGCCCGATCACCGGTTCGGTCGGCGACGAGGCTTCTGTGTCGCAGTCCTTCCCCACGTCGGGGGCCGTGGTGAGGGCCACGGTCTGATGGCCAGTGGGCCGCCGTTCTCGCTCGGCGTGGAGACGCACGAGGGCCTCGCTGCCCTGACGCGCGCGATCCGCGCCGAGGAGGACGGCAAGGCGCTGCGCAAGGAGCTGGCCGCGAACATGCGCGAGGCCCTCAAGCCCGCGGCAGCTGAGGCCAAGAGCAGCATCATGGCGATGGCCTCAGCGGGCCTGCCCACGGCACCCGCGCTGCGGGCCTCCGTCGCCAAGAAGATCCGGCCCGAGGTGAAACTCGGCGGCCGGTGGTCCGGGGCCAGGGTGAAGGCCTTCAAGACCAAGAACATCCGCAACTTCCCCAACGCCCCGAAGCGGCTGAACAGGGCGGGCGGCTGGCGCCACCCCGTGTACGGCAACCGCGAGGTATGGGCGCAGCAGCGCGGAAAGCCCGAGTGGTTCGACCGCAGCTTCGAGGGCCGCGAGTCCCACTACAAAGAGGCCGTCGAGGCGGCCATGGAGAACATGGCCCGGCGCATCGCGTCGCGGGCCGGATAGAGAGCGAGCACCCGTGTTCCTGGTCTACAGCCCCGAGGGCAGCGACGAGCCCAAGCGGTGGAAGTACAACCCCCGCAAAATCATGAGCGCCGAGCGGGAGTGGATCGAGCGGCGCACCGAACGCAACTGGTCCGACTTCACCAAGGAAGTCGTCCAGGGCTCGTCTCTGTGCCGGCGGGCGCTGCTGTACACCTTCCTCAAGCGCGAGCATCCCGGCGTGAAGTGGGACGACGTCGACTTCGCGTGGGACGAGCTGACGCTGGAGTACAGCAAGGGCGAGCTGATCCAGATCAGGGAATCGGCCGCCGATGCTGCCTCCGGTGACCAGCGTGAAGCGGTCCTGGCCAAGCTCGACGAGGAGATCGCCGCCGCGTTCGAGGATCCGGACGACGAGGGAAAAGCCCAGCTGCCCGTCGCCGACTGAGGCGGCTGGGCGACGCGGCCCACCTGCTCGGCATGCGGCCGCGCGACTGGGACGCGTGCACCGTCGATGAGACGGACGCGCTGCTGGACTGGCTGGACGCCTACGAGGAAGCCACTCGCAAGGCACAGGAAGAACTCGAACAAGGGCGCTGACTGCCCCGACCCAAGAGGGGGTGGTCAGCGATGAGCGACACGTCGCTGGTGTTCAACCTGGTCGCCCGGGACCGCACCGGAGAGGGCCTGGCCCGTGCGCGCGAACGGTTCGACACGGCAGCGGCCGGCATCGGCACAGGCGTGGCGGCCGCCCTCGGGATGGGCGTCGCGTCCGCCCTCGACATGTCGGCGGCGAACTCCAAGTTGGCCGCGCAACTCGGCGTCGGTCCGGCCGAGGCCGCGAAGCTGTCCAAGGTCTCAGCGGACGTCTACGCCAACAACTGGGGCGAGTCCACCGCGCAGGTCAACGAGGCCATCAAGGGCGTCTACCAGAACATCGGCGACGTCTCCAAGGCCAAGGGCGGCCTGGAGGGCGTCACCAGCACGGCACTCGCCCTGGCGCAGACGTTCGACCAGGAGGTCGGGCCGACCACGGCCGCGGTCGGGCAGATGCTCAAGACGGGCCTGGCGCAGAACGCCAACGAGGCGTTCGACATCCTCACCCGCGGTTTCCAGACCGGCGCCAACAAGGCGGATGACCTGCTGGACACCGTCAACGAGTACGGCACCCAGTGGCGGAAATTCGGCCTGGACGGGCAGACCGCCATGGGCCTGCTCTCGCAGGGCCTCAAGGGCGGCGCCCGTGACGCCGACCTGGTCGCCGACTCCATCAAAGAGTTCAGCATCAGGGCGATCGACGGCTCGAAGACCACGGCGGCCGGTTTCAAGGCGATCGGCCTGGACGCGGGCACGATGGCCGCGAAGATCGCCAAGGGCGGCGATTCGGCTACCGGTGCCCTCGATCTCACCCTGGACCGGCTGCGTGGCATCAAGGACCCGGTCAAGCAGTCCGCGGCTGCCGTGCAGCTGTTCGGAACGCAGAGCGAGGACTTGGGCGCCGCGTTGTACAGCCTGGACCCGTCCACGGCCGTGTCTGCGCTCGGCAAGGTCGGCGGGGCCGCGGACAAGATGGCCAAGACGGTCAGTGACAGCCCGTCCGCCGCCCTGGAGACCTTCAAGCGGCAGGCCACCGTCAAGCTCGCCGAGGTCGGCGGCACGTTCGTCCAGTTCGCCATGGACAACCAGACTCTGTTCGGGCCGCTGGCCGGAATCCTGGGCGGGGTCGCCGCCGCGATCCTTGCCGTCTCGGTCGCGCAGAAGGTGTACGCCACGTACACCGCGATCGCGTCCGCCGCACAGACCATCTGGAATGCGGAGATCTGGGCCAGCACGGCGGCTCTGCTCGCCAACCCGATGACGTGGATCGTCGTCGCCATCGTCGCCCTGATTGCCGTCATCGTGATCATCGCGATGAAGACCACGTGGTTTCAGACCATCTGGTCCACCGTGTGGGGCGCCATCACCTCGTTCACGAGCGCAGCCGTGGCCCGGGTCGGCGCCGTGCTCGGCTGGTTCGGCAGCCTGCCGGGGAAGTTCGCCGGCTGGTTCGGCGCGGCCAAGGCCTGGGCCGTCGCCAAGCTGGTGGCGCTGGTCGCATGGGTGGTCGGCCTGCCCGGGCGGATCAGCTCCGCACTGGCCGGCCTGCTGGGTGTCCTGCGCTCGCGCGCCTCGACTGCCTTCCAGGCGATGCGGAACGCGGCCGCCGCCAAGGCCGTCGCCTTCGTCGGCTGGGTACGAGGCTTCCCGGGCCGCATCGCCGGCGCGATCGGCTCCCTGAACCAGCTGCTGGTGTCCAAGGGCCACGCGGTCGTTCAGGGCCTGTGGTCCGGCATTCAGTCGATGGGCGGCTGGATCAGGTCCAAGCTGATCGGCTGGGCGAAGAGCATGATCCCCGGACCGATCGCCAAGGCCCTCGGCATCGCGTCGCCGTCGAAGGTCACGCGGGCGCAGGGTCGTTGGATCGCCCGCGGTCTCATCGACGGTATGACCGGCTCGTCGAAGCAGGTCCGCGCCGCCTCGACGAAGCTGGCGGACATCGTCCGCGACGCGATGGCGGCCGGATCAAGGCGCACCCGGGCCCTGTCGAAGGTCAGCACCGGGACCAGCCAGCTGGTCGCCCTCGCCAACCGGGAAGCCGCCCTGGCGACCCGGCTGAAGACGGCGAACAAGCGGCTGTCCGACCTCATCAAGAGCCGCGACAAACTCGCTGCCGACGTGAAGAAAGGCGTCCTCGACTCCGCGAACGTGACCACCATCGCGGGCGAGGGAGCAGTCGGCGCCGACACCATCCTGACCAGCCTGCAAGACAAGCTCGCCAAGGCCCGCCAGTTCGCCGCCGACCTGGCGCAGCTGCGGAAGAAAGGCGTGCGCGGTGACCTGATCGCGCAGATCGCGCAGGCCGGGGTCGATCAGGGATCCGGGGCGGCGGCCGCGCTCGCCACGGCCGACAAGCGGACCATCGGCGCCATCAACAGCACGCAGGCGCAGCTGGTCACGGCGGCCGGCCAGGCCGGAGCGGTCGCAGGGAACGCCATGTACGGCTCCGGGATCCAGGCCGCGCAGGGCCTCGTCAAGGGCCTGAAGTCGCAAGAGAAGGCGATCGAGAAGCAGATGCTGCGGATCGCCAAGGGAATGCAGTCGGCAATCAAGAAGGCGTTGGGGATCAGGTCGCCGTCGACGCTGATGGCCGACGAGGTCGGCCGGTTCATCCCGCCCGGCGTGGTGCAGGGCATGCAGCGCACCGCACCGCAGCTCGACGCCGCCATGCGCTCCCTGGTCCGCCCCGAACTGGCCGCCCCGCCCGCGGCCTCGCCCAGGCCCACCATGGCGCCCCTCGTCGGGGCGCAGTTCGGGACTGGCGTCACCCGGGTCGTCCTCGACGTGCGAGGCGCGGACGAGGACCTGAAGAAGCTGTTCCGCAAGCTCGTCCGGATCGACGGCCGCGGCAGCGCACAGACCGCTTTCGGGCGGTCCAACTAGAAGGGACTGGCATGGCGTTCCCGCTGTCGACGCTGGACATCAAGGCCGACCTGAAGATCAACGGCGTGTGGACGGACGTGACCGCGGACGTCTTCACCCGCGACCTGATGACCATCACCCGCGGGCGCCCCGACGAGGGCGCCCGTACCGACCCCGGCAAGACCACGCTGACCTTCAATAACGGCCTCTCCAAGGTGGCGCCGACGGTCAGCGGCCGGTACAGCCCCGGCAACCCGAACAGCGACCTGTACGGGGCGATCGGCCGCAATACCCCCGTTCGCGTGCACCTGCCCGCGTCCACCGCGCACCTGGAGCTCGACGGCGATCCGTCCGGCTACGTCTCCACCCCGGACACGGCCATCCTCGACATCACCGGCGACATCGACGTCCGGATGGAGTTCGACGCCGACATCACCCTGACCGCGCTGAACCAGACCGTCATCGGCAAGTGGGGCACCGTCAACGCCGACCGGTCGTGGATGGTGCGGTTCATCAACGGGCTGATGTACTTCCTGTGGTACGACGGTACCGGCGCCTCCAACCAGGCGTTCCAGCCGATTACGCTCTACGGCGGCAAGGCGCTGCGCTTCACCCTCGACGTCAACAACGGCGCCGGCGGACTGACCGCGCAGTTCTACCAGGCCGACTCGATCGATGGCCCGTGGACGGCCATCGGTGACCCCCTGGTCGGCGCGGCCACCACGTCGATCCAGGCCACCAGCAGCGACCTGCGGATCGGGCCGAACGACTCCACCACCACCCCGCCCCGCAACCCGTTCCTGGGCACCGGTACCCGTTTCCAGGTGCGTTCCGGCATCGACGGGACTCTGGTCGCGGACGCGGATTTCCGGCCGCTGGCCGACGGGGCGACCGCCTTCACGGACAGCGTCGGCCGCACCTGGACCGTCAACGGCACCGCCCGCGTGCGTAAGCGGGTCGACCGCTTCAACGGAGAGATCTCCTCCTGGCCGGCCCGCTGGGACGTCTCCGGCAAAGACGTGTGGGTACCGGTCGAGGCGGCCGGTGTGCTGCGCCGCTACGGCCAGGGCGGCACCGTGCTGCAGTCCTCGCTGCGCCGGCGCGTGCCCAGCTACAGCCCGCTGGCGTACTGGCCACTGGAAGAGAGCAACCAGGCCACCCAGGCATCCTCGCCCATCGCCGGAGTGCAGCCGCTGAAGCTGACGCGGGTCAACTGGGCGAGCGCCGACAGCCTGCCGTCCTCCGCCGCGCTGCCCGTCCTCGCCTCGGCCGGTGGCGCCCTGGCCACCCTCAGGGGCTCCGTGCCCGCCCCGGTGGGGACGACGACCGGATGGAACGTCACCTGGGTCTACCGCCTCGACACCGCGCCCACCACGCTGCGCACGTTCCTGCGGGTCCTGGGCACGGGCACCGTGCGGGAGTGGACGGTGCAGGCCCGCAGCACCCAGTCACGCGTGATCGGCGTGGACGCGGACGGCAACACGGTCGTCGACTCGACGATCGCCACCGGCGCGGACCTGTTCGGCCAGTGGACGTCCACCTCGCTGCGCACCTCGGAATCCGGGGGCACCGTCACCTGGACCATCGTCTGGCAGGACGTCGGCGGCGACGCGGGCCAGTTCAGCAGCACCTACTCCGGCAGTGCGGGACGGGTGACCGCGGTCGCCTCGCCGGACTCCGGCTTCACCTCCGACCTCGACGGCATGGCCATCGGGCACATCGGCGTGTTCTCCACCACGACCACGGACGCCTACCTGGGCGCCATCACCGCGTGGCAGGGCGAGCAGACCGGGGAGCGCCTGATGCGCCTGGCGTCCGAGGAACAGATTCCGCTGGGCGTGTGGGGGCTCATCGCCGAACAAGAGGCCGTGGGCGCCCAGACGCGGACGGAGCTGCTGGAGCTCCTGGAGCAGTGCGCGGACTCCGACGGCGGCATCCTGATGGAGCACCGCGGCCGGCCCGCCCTGCGCTACCGGGGCCGCGCCACCCTCTACAACCAGCAGCCTGCCCTGACCCTCAGCTACACGACCAACGGGGAGATCTCCCCACCCCTGGAGCCCCTCGATGATGACGCGGACGTCGTCAACGACGTCACCGTGCAGCGCATCGACGGATCGTCCGGGCACGCGGTCCTCGAGGAGGGAGCCCTGTCGGTCCAGGCGCCGCCGGACGGGATCGGCACCGGCTACGACACCAGCGTCCAGCTGTCGCTCGACCGTGACGAGCAGACCGAGCCGATCGCCAACTGGCGCCTGCACCTGGGCACCTGGGACGCGCCCCGCTACCCGGTCGTCCATGTCAATCTCGCCCGCGCCCCGCACCTGATCGACGCCGTCCTCGGTCTCGACCAGGGCGACATGATCCGCCTGACGGACCTGCCCGCCTGGCTGCCGCCCGGTGACTGCGACCTGATCGTGCAGGGCTACACCGAGAGTTTCGACCAGTACGCGTGGGACATCCAGTTCACGTGCACCCCCGCCGGCCCCTGGTACGTCGGGGTCGTCGGAGACGGGATCCTGGGGCGGGCCAACACCGACGGCAGCGAGCTGGCAGCCGCAGCCACCAGCACCGCCACCTCCCTGACGGTGATGACGACGAACGGCACGCCCTGGACAACGTCCGTCGCCGATCTGCCGTTCGACATCCGCGTCGGCGGGGAGGTGATGCAGGTCGAACCGGCAGGCACCGTGCTGACGGCCAACCCCACCTTCGAGACGGACACGAGCGGCTGGACAGCAACGAGCGCGACCCTCGACCGATCCAGCAGAATTCACCGGGTCGGCGCCTGGTCGGCACTGCTGACGACGGGCTCGGGCTCGAACCCGCGGGCCGCCGACGCCCTGCGGGCAGTGACGGCGTCCAGCACCTACACGGCGCTGGGCTGGCTGTATGCACCGGTGGCGCTTCCGCAGCTCGTGGGCGTCAACGTCAACTGGTACAACGCGTCGCAGACGTACCTGTCCACGTCGTCGAACACGGCGTCGCTCACGCCGGGCACCTGGACTGCGTTCAATGCCCAGTTCACCGCGCCTGTGGGCGCCGCCTACGGATCCATCCTGTTCACGGTGACGAACACACCGGGGGCTGGATACCTGCTGTACGCCGACAATGTGAAGTTGATCGCGGGGGGAACAGGGATCAAGGCCGCCTTGAAGGAGGACTTCAGCCGCAGCGTGGCCGCCATGGCGACGGACGCGTTCACCCGCACCACGTCCAACGGGTGGGGCAACGCGGACACCGGGCAGGCCTGGTCCATCTCGGGCGGCACGGCGGCCGACTACGCCACCACCGGCACGAAGGGCACCGCCTCGGTCGGCGTCGTCAACTCCAGCCGCTTCACCGCGCTGGCGGTCAGCCTGGCGGACCTGGACATGCAGGCCGACGTCACCGTGCCCGTCGTCGCCACCGGCGCCAGCATCAGCACCGGCCTGCGGCTCCGCTCGCCGGACACCTCCAACTACTACTACATCGAGATGATCTGGGGCACCGGCGGCACCATCAGCGTGCAACTCGTCTCCCGGGTCGCCGCGGTATCCACGACGATCGCCGGACCGGTCTCCAAGGGCACCTATGCGGCCAGCGACACGTGGACGGTACGGGCCCGCGTGGTGGGCTCGGTACTGCAGGCCAAGCTGTGGAAAACCTCCACCAGCGAGCCGGACGTGTGGGACGTGGAGGCGGTCACCACCAGCCTGACCGCGGCCGCACCGGTCGGCACCCGAGCACTCCTCAGCACCGGCAACACGAACACGCTGCCCGTCGTCGTGTCGTGGGACAACGTCCGCGTCACGGCCGTAGCCCAGGGCTGGGGAACGAGCAGCTCAGGCGACGCCTGGACCACCAGCGGCGGGAGCGCCTCGGAGTACTTCGTCGACACCATCAAGGGCGAGGGCTACATCGAACTCACCACCGTGAACAGCAGCCGCCGCGTGGTGACCGGCCCGTCATGGGCCGACACTGATCTGCTGGCTGCGTTCACCGTGCCGATCGTCGCCGCCACCGACTCCATCGACCCCGGCATCATGTCCCGCTACGCCGACTCCGGCACGTACTACCTGGGCACCCTGCACTTCCACAACGACTCCACCGTGGACGTCAGGATCAGGGAGAACGTCGCCGGGGTGTTCACCACCCTGTCCATCAGCAATCTCCTGCCCGGCACGTACAGCGCCGGCTCCACCTACTGGCTGCGGTTCCGCACCCAGGGCAGCAACCTGTACGCCCGCGGCTGGGCCTACGGCACCACCGAGCCCACGATCTGGCACGCCTCCACCAGCGACACCAGCCTCACCGCCGCCGGACGGGTCGGTATCCGCGCAAACCTCCAGGTCAACAACACCAATACGCCGCCGGTGACGATGCGGATCGGCTCGTTCACCGTCGACAGTCCGCAGGTGCTCACCGTCACGCGTTCCGTCAACGGCATCGTGAAAGCCCAGACCGCGGGCACTGCCGTCTCGCTCGCCAACCCCGCCCACGTCGCCCTGTAGGAGGATGCTGTGCCTGATGTAGTGCCGCCTGGCCGTGTCATCACCAGCCAACTGATCACCTACCGTCCGCCGGTCGTGGTCGCGCACGGAACCCTGACCAGCAACTCGTCCCCGATCACGAGCTCGACCGAGGTCACGGTCATCACCACGTCAAGCGCGACCCTCACCGCTGGCCGGGCGTACCGGTTCGAGTTCACGGGCCTGATCCAGCACGCGACGGCGTCCCTCGTGGACCTGTGCTACCTGCGCCTGCGCCGAGGCAGCAACAACGCCTCCATCAGGGACATCCGGTCCGTGGTCGTCGCCAACCGGGCCACGGCGAGCAGGAACATCGGCGTCACTCTGTCGGTCACCTGCACACCGGCGACGACGATCACGGACACGGTGATCCTCACGGCGTCCTGGGATACCGGGTCCACGGCGACGTTCACGGTTGCGGCGACGTCGAGTACGCCGGCGCTGCTCACCGTCTGGGATGTCGGACCGGCCAGCGACATGCCGGGCCTCGGCACCTTCTGACCCCACCCCCCACCTACTGCCCCGAGCCGCTGGCCGGGGCCTTTCTCATGTCTGGAGCACCATGCCTGATCTGTGGATGCCGGGCGCGACCCGGCTCGACATCGGCGACCACGCCCCCACCGACGGCGGCCCCGCGAAAGCGATCCCCCACATCACGTGGGACAAGAACGCCAGCGCCGCCAAGCCGGTCGACCTCGTGCCCTACGAGATCCTCCGGTCGTACTTCTCCGGCAGCGGCCGGGGCGTCGCCCCGCACATCCTGTGGGACCCGTTCACGGGCAGGGTCACGCAGTTCCTCCCGGCGAACTCCCGCTCCAAGTCCCTCGCCGACCAGGCCGGCGGGACGCGCACCAACCGCGCGGGCAGCGTCGTCCTGCAGATCGAGGCGCTCTTCTTCCCGTACTGCCGCGTCGGGACAAAGATCTACCCCCGGCTGGTCGACACCCCGTGCAAGGGCTGGGACGAGCTGCACGCTTGGGTGAAGTCCTGGGGCGTCCCCGATGCCTGGCCCAACGGCCGACCGGAGAACTGCACCCGCAGCGAGAGCACGTGGGAGACGAAGGCCGGCTGGTACCCGCACAAGGCCGTCCCCGAGAACAACCACGACGACCCGCTGTCGTGGCCAGCCTTCCCCACGGCGCCGCAGACGGGCACCGAGGCCAAGCCGAAGGTGTCCCTGGCGCACGTCGTCTACTCGGCCCGCCACGACCCGGCCGCCGCACAGGGCCACACCACGCACAAAGCCGAGGTCCTCACCGTCGAGCGGGCGCTCAAGGCCGAGGGCCTGCTCGCTTCCCAGTACGTCGACGGATCGTTCGGCACCAAGACGCTGGAGGCGTATGCCCGCTGGCAGCGCTCCCCGGCCGGTGGCGGCTACGTCGGCTCCGACGCCGACGGCATTCCCGGTGCCGCATCCCTGCGCCGCCTCGCCGCCAAGCACGGCTTCACCGTCACCGCCTGACCTACGAGAACGGAGAACCCCATGGCCAACGCGCCCATTGAGGCGAAGGTGAAGGCGGCCACGTCCGCAACCTTCGTCGTCTCCCTGCTCATCGCCGTCCTCAACGCTGTCGTCGCCGACGACAGCCTGCTGCAGCCGCTGCCCGCCTGGCTGCAGGCGCTCCTCATCGCGGTCGCGCCGGCGGTGGTGACGTTCCTCAGCGGCTGGCAGGCCCAGCACACGCCGCGTATCCGGTAGGGAGCCACCTTGGACGCCACCACCATCGGCGCGGTACTCGCGCTCGCTGGGGTCCTGTCCGGCAGCGTGGTGGCGTACCTCGGCAAGCGGGGCGAGAACACAACCACCCGCATGAACTCGGAACTCGACCAAATCCAGGAGGAGCGCGACAAGCTGCGCGAGCAGCTCGCCGCCCGGGACCAAAAAATCGAGGGACTCCTCGAACAGCGCGTCGCCGACCAGGTCGAAATCGCACGCCTCCGCGTGAAAGTCGTCAACTTGGGAGGAGACCCGTGACCCGTGCACAGCAGGCCCTCGCCGGGCGCTGGCGGTGGATCCTCGTGTGCTGCTGGCTGTTGGCGCTGTCCGGCGTGGCCGTCATCGGCTGGTCCTGGTACACGCAGCTCGCCGACGAGGCCGACAAGCGGGGCACCGCGGTGAGCACGCTCGCCGGGGACGTGCGCGTCCTGCGCGCGCAGGTCCAGGCGGCGGGCGAAACCCCGAAGGCACCGGACCCGAGCAAGGCCGTCGAGGACCTGGAGGACCGCACCCGGGTACCGGTCCCCATCCCCGGGCCACCCGGCCCCGAAGGTGAACCAGGGGCGCCCGGCCCGTCAGGGTCGCCAGGCGCGAACGGTGAAGACGGAAGCAGCGGGCAGGACGGCAGCGCCGGCGAGCCCGGCGAGCCGGGCGCCACCGGCCCGGCTGGACCTGCCGGTCCTGCGGGTCCCCAGGGTGACCCCGGCCCGGCAGGGCCTCAAGGGCCGCCGGGCGAGAACGGTCAGGACGGCGTGGACGGCACGGATGGGCAGACCTGCCCCGACGGCTACAGCCTGCAGGCTCCGAGCTACGACCCTGACGCGCTCGTCTGCCGGAGAGACGGCGCTCCCGACCCGGAGCCGAGCAGCGGCGGCGGCCCGCTCTCGATGGGCCTCGACCCTCGCCGCCAGTACCCATGACGAAACGATTCTCAGCGGCCCCGCTCTCCTCCGGGAGGGCGGGGCCGTCTTCGTCGTTCCTGGGCGCCCTGTTGCCAGCGGTGCGCTGCGGGCTACCGTGCGCCCCACATCTACCGAAGGGGGAAGACCATGACCCGACGCTTCTGGAAGGTCGGCACCAACAGCGGCAACGACGGTTGCCCCACCCTGTACGAGATCCCCGGCACGGACCAGTACGTCGTGCAGGGCGACCGCGTCACCGACTCCGGCGAGCTCGGCCAGCTCGAGAACCTCACCGCCGAGGAAGACGCCGTCGTCGTCCCGCGCGAACTGCTCGCCAACTTCAGCCCGAAGGAGCCCATGCACGTGCCACAGCACATCTCCTTCGAGGACTTCGGCGGCATGTTCACCAAGCTCCGGCACTCGGCCTGGAGGCTGGAGACGCGCCGCCGCTACGCCGAGGACGAGGCCACCGACACCTTCCGGCAGTTCGCCGCGGGCGATCCGGTGGCGTGGGATCTCGACGATCCGTGGTGCACCAACCGCCGCGAACAGACGGCGATGGGCAAGCGGTTCGAGCGGGTACGGATCCTCGACGAGCCGCCCACCCTCGGCCAGCGGTACCTACTCGACAACGCCCGCCGTAACAGCCAGGTCGGCGAGGACATCCGCGTCCTGTCTCGCAGCAAGGCCGACGAACTCCGACTGCCGCGCGAGGACTTCTGGCTGGTCGACGCCCGCGTGGTCGCCCTGCTCCACTTCAACGACGCCGACGAGATGACCAGCGTCGAGCTGATCACGAACCCTGTCGACGTCCTCCGCTACGCGCAGGCCCGCGAGGCCGCATGGCACCATGCGGTCCCCTACGACCAGGCCGAGCGGTAACTTCCCTATGTGACCACGGACTTCCAGCAGGCCCGCGAGGCCCTCGGCCGACGGCTCCGTGAGCTGCGCGAAGGGAAGACCCAGCGGGAACTGGCGGCCGTACTGGGGTGGCCGCAGGCCAAGGTCAGCAAGCTGGAGACCGGGCGCCAGACGGCCACCCCCGAAGACCTCATGGCGTGGGCCCAAGCCACCGAGCAGCCCGCGACCACCGAGGAGCTGCTCGCCCGGCGCCAAGGCTTGGAGACCCACGTCCGCTCTTGGCGCCGCCAGCTGCGCGCCGGCCACCGCCCGGTGCAGGACGTCCTCACCATCGAGTACGAGCAGTCGACCGTGCTGCGGGCGTGGCAGGGCGCCATGGTCGTCGGGATCCTGCAGACCCCCGACTACGCCCGGCACGTGTTCACTCGGATGGCTGAGCTGCAGCAGTCGCCCCGAGACATCGAGGACGCCGTGCGGGCCCGTGTGCATCGGCAGGAACTCCTGTACCAGCCCGGCCGGGAGTTCCGCATCATCATGTGGGAGGCCGCCCTACTCGCCGGCCTGGCCCCGCCGGACGTCCTCGCGGCCCAACTGGACCGGCTCGCCAGCATCATCGGCCTGGACACCGTGCGCCTCGGCATCATCCCCCTCAGCGCGCACCTCAGCGTCCCGCCGGGCAACGGCTTCTGGCTCTACGACGACCGACTGACGATCGTCGAGGAGTGGCACGCCGAGCTGTGGCTGAACGACGCCGACAGCGTGGCCCTGTACCGGCGGGTGTGGGAGACGCTCGACAAGTCGGCGGTGTACGGCACCAACGCTCGGCGACTGATCGGCCGGGCCCGCGCCCACTTCACCGACCTCGCCTGAGCATCACCGCGAATCCCCGAACCCTACGGGCGAATATTCGAGAATCGCGCTGCACGCTGATTCTCCGTTCTCCCTACGGTCCTTCCATGGCCCACCCGATGAGCATCAGCACGGAGTACGGAGCCGGGGACGTGTGGCTTGCCAGCTGTCACGCCCGGCCGGCCGAGGTGTGGAGAGCGTGGCACGCCGGCGCCCTCGCCCCGGTCGTCTCCGGGGCGCACTGGCTCGTGGCGCAGACCACCGTGGCTCACGGCCTCCCGGCCGCCGCCCGCATCCGCGAGGACCAGCGCGGCCCCGTCCTCATCGACCCGTATGGAGACCGCGCCTGGTGGCTGGTGCCTCTCGACGCCACGGAGGAACTGGCCGACGTGCGACAGGTGCAGGTGCGGCATCCCGGCTGGGTGCTGCGCTGCCCGCCGACTGGACGGGAGATGGAGCGGATGCACTGGCTGTGGAATCCGGACGGTACGGGCCATCTCACCGACCCTGCTGTGCTCGCCGCCGCGTTCGGCCCTGGCGGGTACCGACGTTCAGCGGAGGACCGAGGATGACGACGAAGACCGAGCCCCGACTCATCACCGCCGACGACCCTGACTTGGACAGGCTCGGCAAGCAGATCATCCGAGCGTCGGAGACGGTCGGCGGCCGCGCTGCAGCCGTGGCCCTCGTCGCAGAGGGCAGCATCTTCGCCCAGCGGAACGTGCGTCGCGCGCTCATCACCGACGGCCCGAACGGCGCGATGGCTTGGTGGGAGGGACTGTCCGGGCACCTGTACACGCTCGGCCTGGACGAGAACCAGCGGAGGTTCCTCAGCCTCGTCCTGTCGCTGGTGGGTATCGGAGGGATCACCATCGCGGCCGTGCGTGGCCTCGACGAGCGCCGTCTCCGGATCATCATGCAAGCCATCCTGCAGCTCGCGGAAAGCGACACCCTCGCGGTCGGCACACGCATCTGACAGGGCACCAGGCCTCGCTCCCGGAAGCCCGGCGGCGGGCGCCGGTGGCGAGCGCGCGGCCGTCCCCGCCCCCCGTCGGGGGCGGCCGCTCAGCGAGCGAGCTCGGCCAAGTCGACGTCCATCGCGTCGGCGATCCGGATCAGCGTGTCCAACTTGGGTGAGGAGTGGCCTTGCTCGATCCGGCTGTACGTAGCGACGTCGATCCCGGATCGACCGCAGACGTCCGACTGCGTCAAGTTCTGCCGCTCACGCACGCGGCGGATCTGCTCGCCCACCTCGCGGCGCCGGGCGAGGACCCGCTCGCTGGGTTGGGTGGGACGCGGCACGGGTCCACGTTCCCCAGTGCATGATCAAAACGGATTAGGGTAGACCCTAATTTGTGTGATCTTGAAAGTCCGGGGCACTAGAAGATCACCCCCCTCGTGACAGTCGCCACGTCAGCGGCTACAGCCCTGCGGTCTGGCATATGCCGCAGGGCTATGGGTATGGTCCGGGAATCGAACGTGTTTTCACTCGAATGGGTGATTACCCGCCGTGACCTGCTGTGTTAGACATGTAATCAAGTCGTCGTAGTGCTCCTACGTCGCTCCAAATCGTGCCGGGTGCGGCAGAGAAGGTGCCCCCCTCTCGCTGGCGCCCCGGCACAGGCAACCCCCGCCCCCCTATGGGAGTGCGGGGGTTGCTGGCGTCCGCGCCCACCTGCGGAAACGTCATGATCGTTTAGGGGGAATTTAGGAGGTCAACTCTCGTAGTGAGGGTGTATCGAGGATGTAGCGAGGGTGTAGTCAGAGTGGGTGCCCACGCCACGACGAAGGCCCCGGACCCTCCCTGACCTGGGAGTTCCGGGGCCTTGACCCTGATCAACAGCGTGCCCCCGGCAGGATTCGAACCTGCGACACCCGCTTTAGGAGAGGGGCACTGGAAACCTGCATCCGCCCTGATGAGCACCGATCCGGTTGCACGTCCAGTGATCGTTTAGGAGGAATTTAGGAGGTCAACTCCGCGAGTGCTTCCGGAGGTCGACCCGTCCCCACAACGTGCTCAGGCCAACGTTACGCATGGCCCGCCAGAAAGTCTCCTCCAGCCCGTCGAGGCGTTCCGCCCGCATCGCCGGGGTGGGCTTCTGGTAGTGCCGCTTGATGCCCGGCCGACGGTGGCCAGCCGCCTCGAAGGCGAGCGGCTCCTTTACACCGATCTCCGACTGGAGCGTGTCGTGCAGCGCTCGCAGGGCCCGCATGTCCAGGCCGGGAAGGATCGGCTCCCACGCCGCCCGGTACGCCACCCCTTGCCGCTTCTCCCGTTCCTCGCGCCCGTCGGCCGCCGGCCGGAAGGTGCGCGACCAGTTGCCGCGGCGCCAGGGCGTCCCGGACGGCGTGCAGAAGATGCGCGGGTGTGGCCAGTCCTGGAGGTGGTACCGCAGCAGCGTCGCAAGGAAGGGCGGCACGTCCACGTCCCTCGTCGAGCCGTCGTTCTTCGTCGGCTCCAGCTGGAGCACGTAGCCCTTCTTGTTCCCGTCCTCGTCGCGCTCCTGGTACTCCGCGTACTCCTCCGTGATGCGGAGGATCGGGCACACGAACTCGCCGGCGCCCCACGGCTGGCGTCGCGTCAGCAGCGTGTTGTCGCGGTGCAGTCCGAGGCCCTCGCCCCACCGGGGCCCGCAGAACGCGGTCGTGAGCACGTGCACGCCGACCGCCGGCCCGAGCCGCTCCGCCAGGAGGACGGCATCCTCCGGCCGTGCGCCACCATCCCGCCGCACCTTCGGCGGCTTCAGCTTGGCCGCATCCCCGGACGTCTCCTTCGTGCGCCGCCGGCCGAAGAGCGGGTTCACCGTCACATACCCGGCGTCCACGGCCGCCGTCATGATGGTCGACATCAGGCTGACGCAGTGCCCGCGGCTGACGTCCTCGATGCCCATCGTCTGCTGCCAGGTGTCCACGTCGAACCACGAGATCTTTCGCAGGGGAACGCCGTCCCAGCGCGGCAGGATGTGGTTCTCCAGCTTGTCCCACCGCGTGCCGACCGTCCGGCCACGCTTCTTTCGCGAGGCCATGAAGGTGCGCGCGAACTCCCCGAACGTCACCGTGGCCTTCGAGGGATCGATCCAGGTCCCCTCCCGGATCAGCCGCTCCTGCTCGTTCCCCCACTCTTCGGCCGTCTTCTTCGTCGGGAAACCCGACTCCGACAGCACCTCCGGGGTGTGCCCCGGCGGCGCTTTGTACTTCACGCGCCAAGTGAACTGCTTGGTCTTCTGTCCGTTGCGGACCTTGTAGACCTTCTCCGCGTAGGCCATGAGGCCTCCCCTGCTCTCTGCCCTCCCGGGCTACACGGACTGCTGCTGGAACCGGTAGCGGGCCGGGGTGCGCACCCAGTACGGCGATCGCTCGGACTGATGGCGCGTGATGTGGGCGGCGCCGCGCTCACTGATGAGGTCGGCGCGCACTGTGTACGCGATGTACTCCGCGTGATCGTCGACCGCTACGACGGCGTCGTCTTCCATGATGGCCCGCCGCTCCATCGTGATGGGGATGCGCGGGCCGGGCTGGGCGCCCGGCGGCCGGGGGCGCCAGCGGAGCGCCTGCTGGGTGAACAGCTCGGCAAACACTGGGACACCCTCGTCCGAGATGTCGTCGTGGTGGAAGTGAAACCGGCAGCCGGTCCCGTCTTCGAAGTCCTCGATCCAAGGCGCGAAGTAGTCCTCGCCCTGGGCGTGGCGCTTCACCTCAATCGTGAGCATGACTGCTCCGTTCCGCCGAGTGGTGCCCCCCTCTCGGTGACGGTCTGTGCATGCAACCACACGTTCGGCTGTAATGCACGTAGCTGGAATGGATCAATCAGGAGTCTGCAACCTCATCATCTGCATCAGCAGCAAGCCCTTGCAGAACACGCCTGGCCTTCCGGTATCTCGCGGCGATCCGTGCGACCTCTTCCGGCGTGGCGCCCTTGCGGCCCTGGAGGACGACGATGACGTGGCCGTCGTCCTCGTCGGGCCCCAGGTTGATGACCGCCGAGTCGAGCGTCTCCGAGGTTCGCAGCTCGTACTCAATGGCAGGCGACAGGCCGAGGCCCGTCGGGCTCGGCGCCACGCCGACCTCGGGGCCGGCGCTTGAGCCGACTGCTTCTTCCGGAGGTTCGGGTGAGCCGCCCGCCATCACGCGGTCAACCGCCTGGTCGTCCCAGTTCAGGAGCCTGGTGGCGTACTCACGGATCGTGCTGTTGACCTTGTTGAACTTCCCGGCCTCGATGTTCTGAACCGTGGTGCGGCTGACGCCGAGCAGCTCAGCCGCCTTGGGCTGAGTGAGCTTTGGCCTGCGACCTTCGCGCGCAGCTTGAAGCGCAGTGCCCAGTCGGCGGGTTGCTTCATCCATAAATCCACATCCTGACACATGCGGTTGCAGGCACATAGCTCAGATTCAGCGCTTAGACCTGGGCAGTATCCGGCAATTTCATCCCACCGGTTGCATACGACTCGCGGCGTCACTCTGTTCAAACCAAGCAGTCAGCTCAGATTCTGTGCTCAGAATGTAGGCAGAGTGCTTGCTTCCGTGGTCAGGGTGTGCTCAGATTCTCTGCGTGAAGCCCAATGGACCAATGATCAGAGGCATCCGTGCAGGCCGAAGGCTGAGCCTTCGTGAGCTTGAAGCTCAGACCGGCCTGAATCGCGGATACCTGTCCCGCCTGGAACGTGAGCAGGTCGGCGACGTCGGCTCTGAGCAGGTCCGGAAGGTTGCTGACGCCCTCCGCGTCCCGGAGGACCTGATCGTCACAGAGGAGACGACGCCGTGACCGCCAAGGCCACGAAGAAGCGCACCCCCACCGTCACCGAACAGCGGGGCGAGGCCGAATTTCGCCGCTGGACCCCCGAAGAGGTCGTCGCGCTGCAGCTGCTGCCGTACCGCAGCGTCCGCGTCCTCAAGGACCGCTGCTACCGGCGCGAGGTGTTCCACCACCGCGACGGCGGCCGAATCACCTTCACCGCCGACGACCTGCGCCGCCAGAACGAGCTCGGCGCCGTCGAGCCGCTCAGCTTGGCGGCGGCCAGCAGCGCCTGACCCCCTGAACGCGCCGAAGGGCCGCCCGACTTGCCCGGCCTGGCGACCCCCCGACCGGCGCCCCTACCAACCACAGAAAGCAGAGGTCACCGTGACCACTGAGACTACCGCCCGCACCGCCCCGACGATCAGGGACCAGCGCGCCGCCGTCCACGCGATCGCCGACCTGATGGCCCAGCACGAGACGTTGCCCGCCGCGTACATCACGATCCACGATCACTACGCGGGTGGCTCACTCTCCAAGGTCGACATGCAGTTCGAGGGGTGGCAGGAGTTCGAGGCCTGGCGCACCGAACTCGAGATCCCGCCGGCCGACGTTGAACTGCACGTCACCGTCTCCAACGCTTGGCTCTCCGCCGACACGAGCCACAAGGGCATCCGCGTCCACCTCTGCGGCTTCGGCCTCAGCCTGTCCGCTGCCGAATTCAACGCCCCCCGCGAGACCAGCGAGGTGGCGGCATGAAGTGCGGCGAGCCGAAGCCCGGTGACAGCTGGCGCGAGTGCGACCAGAAGCTCAACCACAAGGGTTCCCACTGCTACCTCAACGAGTCGTGGCCCCGGCCCGTACCGAACGAGCCGAACCCGGACGTCGAGTCACTGCTGGAGCGCACACGAGGCGCGCGGTCCTGGGGGCTGGACGAGCGGCGCTTCCCGATCGTCGTCGTCGAGACCGTGACCCGGGTGATGTGGGTCGGCGCCGAGAACGAAGACGACGCGCTGGCCCGCTGGGTGGACGACTACAGCGACATCGACCTGGACGGCACGCGCGTGATCGCGGGCGAACTGGACTTCCGGCGCCTGGAGGAGTTCGAGCGCAGTGAGCTGCGTAGCGCCCCGCTTGGCCCGGTCGTTGCCTGCCCGGAGTGCGGCGACCTGGCCATGACGCGCTCCTGGTACCACAACCCGCTGCGCAAGTGCCACGGCCCGATCCAGTGGACCGAGACCAGGGCCCCGAACCCCCGCTACCGGTGGCAGCGCAAGTTCCAGGCGACCCCGGTCGGCGGCGTCCGCGAGGCGGTGGCCGCATGAACACGAAGCTTGTGAACTCGGCCGCGGGCGTCATCCTCGCCGCTCTCACCCAGAACCGCACCGCCGCCAGCATCGCCCTCGCGCTCGACTCGGCGCAGCTGCTGATGACGCCGCAGACCGCCGCCGAGTACGAGCAGTTGCGGAACGACATCACCGGCGCCTGCCTTGCAAGGTGGGAGGAAGAGCAGGAGAACGCTCGTCTGCGCCTGGCGTTGGCGTCTGCGAAGCGTGGGCGGCGTGAGCTGCGGGCTCGGGTCGCCGAGCTGGAGGCCGGCCCCGTCACGGTGTTCCGGGCGGCGCACGACTCGATCGTCATGGGCCTGTACACCACGGCCGCCGCCGCCCGCGAGCACTGCGAGGCCGAGGAGCGCCGCTCGTGGGCCAAGTCTGAGAACCCCTCCTTCGACTGGATCGAGGACGAGGAGGACGGCGTCGCCGAGCTGACAGCGTGGGTCGGCGGTGAGGAGTGCACAACGGGCTACGTCGTGACCGCCCTAGAGGTCGCCTCCGAGTACGACGAGGAGGCCGACGAGTGATCGTCCTCCTGATCGAGCTGGCCCTGCTGCTCCTGTGGCTCCTCGGCTGCGTGGCCGTGGTGCGGGGGTGCGAGCGGTGAGCGCGGGCCGCAACCGCGGCTCTGACCGCTTCGCCACCGCAGGCCGTGAAACCACCGCCGCCGAGCGCACCGCCGCTACCCGCCTCGTCACCCGCCGGGCCCGCAGCGCCGACGACCGCGAGCAGCTGCTCGCGGCGCTTGGCCTCGACTCCCAGACCATGAAGGACAGCAGCTCATGACCGACCGCACCCTGCCCCACGACCCGTACATCACCGCCGTCTGCGACGCCCTCACCGAGGCTGGCCTGGAGCTCACCGACCACTGTCGGACGGACGACTGCGAGACCCGCGGCACGTACTGCTACCTCAACGCCGTCATCACCCTCGACCCGTCCGGCACCAACGACCTGGACCACGACGACATCCCGGCCGACGCCACCTGGCCGCATGGCCTGCTGCTGGTCTGGGAGTGGCACACCGGCATCGAGGCGGAGCACGGCGAGCCGGACCGCGGCCCCGCCTGGCAGTTCGCCGAGCTGAAGGACGACGGCTCCAACGAGTACCCGACTGGCCTGCCCGTGTACGGCTACGCCAGTCCGGCCGCCATCGTCGAGGCCGCCCGCAAGGTCATCGCCCGCGAGATCGGCGCCGGCAGCTTCTACGGCTCTGGCCTGGCCAAGTGGGACGGCGGAATCATCGGCGACTCGTGGGAGCGCGCTGGCGAGTTGGACGCCGCATGCGAGGCGTGGGGTTCCGACGAAGCGGCCGAGTGACCTGCACCTGACCACCTGACAGGTCGCATCGAGCCTTCCCCCGTTCCGGGCTCTGCGGCCAAGCCGGGGCCCCGCCCGCCTTCCCCCAAGGGGTGGGGCCCCGGCACCTCACACCAGAAAGCGAGACTCATGAGCACCAACCGACCCACCAGGCAGCCCACGCTCCTGGCGTTCGTCGACACCGAGACCACCGGACTCGACCCGCTTCTGCACGACGCGTGGGAGATCGCCGTCATCCTGCGCGCCGACGGCGAGGACGAAGAGCACATCTTCAGAATCAAGCCGGACCTGGCGACCGCCGACCCGCAGGCGCTGGAGATCAACCGGTACCACGAGCGGACCAGCCACCCGGATTGGACGTGGGACGATCCGCACCTGGCGGCCACCCGCCTGCAGTCGGTCCTGGACGGGGCCGTCATGGTCGGCTCCAACGTGGCGTTCGACGCCGAGATGCTGTCGAACCTGCTGGGTCGCTACTACAGCCAGCCCCGCCCCTGGCACTACCGGACCGTCGACGTCGTCACCCTCACCGTGGGCTCCCTGTACGGGCGGGCCAGCGAGCGGACCCGCAACGACTGCGACGCCAGCTGGTACGGCAAGGTCGCCCGCGCGGTCGGCTGGCCGTGGAAGTCGCACGACGTCTCCCGCCTGGTTCAGGTTGAGCCCCCCACCGCGGACATACGGCACACCGCGCTGGGTGACGCCCGCTGGGCGCGCACCGTGTGGGACTCCGTCACCGTGCCCGACGCTTTCTTCGCTGCCTCCGACGAGCAACTGGCGCAGATGGCCGGCGACGCACTGTCGCGCCTGTACGGGGGTCAACTGTGACGTACTTCCATGGTGGCGCCCCGGGACTGGCCGTCGGCGACCTGATCCGCCCGGCCATCAGCCTCGGCATCACGAAGGTGCGCACGCCGAACCAGCCGCGCTACAGCCCACGCCGTGTCTACATCACCCGCCTGCGCTGGTACGCCGAGCTGTTCGCGAACGGCTGCCGTGGCGATGTGTACGAGGTCCGGCCGGTGGGCCGCCCGCTTCCCGACCTGGACGCCCGCGGCTCCTTCACCTGCTCGTGTGCCGAAGTCGTCGAGGTCCTCGCCCGTCACCCGGTAGCCATGCCGCGCCAGGCCGCTCCGCTGTTCCCGATGGGAGGCTCCCGATGACGGAACAACTGCAGTTCGCCGAGCCCGTCGAGGGCACCGTCAACCCAGCCGCGGGTGAGGCCGCGAAAGCCGACGGCATGGCCCTCGCCCAGAGGAACACGTCCGTCGAATGGGCTGACGCGTGCGCCGCCGCGATCGAGCTGATGGCCCGCCGCGGCACCGAGTTCCAGGCCGCCGACCTCATCACCGAGGGCCTGGTCGATGAGCCGGACAGTCCGAACCGGTGGGGGCCCGCCTTCCTGCGCGCCTCCCGTGCCGGCGTCATCGAGGCCGCGGGCATCGCCCAGTCCAAGAGGACGACCGTGCACCGGTCCCTGTGCCGCACCTGGCAGGGCACCATCGCGTACCGCAGGAGCGCGGCATGAACGGCAACACCATCGCGAGCCTCGCCGCCGCGGCACTCCTCGCGGTTCTCGGCGGCACCCTCGTCTGGCTCTGCTGGGAACCCAAGCCGACCGAGGCCGAGCGCGCGGAAGCCGCACGCGCACGCGTCGGGCTGCCCCTTACCGGGCCAGGCCTCACCGGCGAGGACGAGCACGACGTAGGTCCCGATGCCCTTCGCCTCCTCGCCGATCTCGACGCTCATCTCGACCAGCAGTTCGCCCAGCTCGCGAACCTCTACCAGCGGCTCGGACCGGCCGACCTTGACGCCGGGTGCGACGAGCCGCAAGAGGGCGAGTCGGCATGACGGAGCGCCCCGCAGAGACCGTCCCGGCAGTGGGAACGATCCGCCGTTTGCAGGCCCTTGCCGTGGCGGGCTGGCCGCTGTCGCGCGTGGCCCGCGAGGCGGGCCTTTCACCCAACAGCCTGGCCCGGCTCATGACGGCGGCCACCGTGCCCGCTGCCACAGCGCGCGCTGTGGCTGCCGTCTACGACCGGTACAGCCTGGCCAGCCCGGGAGTGCACGGGGTGGCCCTGGTACACGCCCGCGCGGCCCGCGCCCGCGCAACTGCTGCGGGCTGGGCGCCGCATGGCGCGTGGGACGACGACACCATCGACGACCCCGCCGCCATCCCGAACTGGACCGGCCACTGCGGCACCGCCCGCGGCGTCGACCTGCACGAGCGGCACGGCATCCCTCTGTGCCCTCCGTGCCAGGCCGCCCTTTACCGGCGCCGCCTGCGCAACGCAGCTCACGAACGCCGCGCCCTGTCCACCCGCCACGCCTGAAAGAGAACCGCCTTGAGTACTGACGACCGCGTGCAGAGCGTCCGCAACGCGTGGACCAACGCCCTTCGGGCGGAGGTCCTGCGCGTCGGCCGCCGCATCCCCGAGGTAGCGCGCGTCGTCACGGTCGGCATGTGGATCGCGACCTACGCGGACGCCGACGGCAGCAACGCATTCCCCGGGCGGGACACCCTCGCCACCCTGTCCGGCTGCTCACAGGAGACCGTCACACGCGCCGTCAAAGTGCTGATGGGGGTCGGCGTCCTCGCCCGCAAGCGCCGGCCGAACGCGTCCGCGATGTACCAGCTGCTCATGCCGCTCGGCGGCGGGCTCGACTGGGCGGCGCACATCCACCACATGACCGACACCCGGCAGCGCAAGGCCCACGCGAAGAAGAAGGCCGAGCGGATCGCCGAAGTCACCCGGACCGCGTCCACGGACGCTGTGGAAAACCCGTCGGACAGCGTCCGTGGACGCGGTCCGGACAGCGTCCACAGCGGGAGTTCCGAGCCGCCCAGAACGGATCCGGACAGCGTCCATGGACGCCCCCGGACAGCGTCCGTGGACGCCTTCCGGACAGCGTCCGCAGCGGGGGCCTACCAGTACATCCCTACCTCCGGTAGGGACCCCCTCCCCGACCACACTCTGGCTGGCCTTTCACCTCAACCACAGCCGCGCGCGGGCGAGGCCGCGAAAGACGAGTCATCGACGGGGGAAAGGCCGGCGGCCAAGCCGCGGGACACCGCGCTCGAGGTGGTCCGCGCCCGCGCCCCGCTCGCCCGCTGCACCGACCCCGACTGCGGCATCCAGCTGCCCTACGGCGCCACCGGCCTGTGCGCCGGATGCCAGCAGTACGCCACCAACCACGAAAGGCACAGCGCATGAACTACCCGACCCTCTTCACCACCCCCGGCCTCCGGTCCATCGCCGAGGAGATCGACGCCGAGCGCCAGCGACAGCTCGCCAAGTTCGGCGACCAGCACCACCCCGACGGCACCGGCTACGACGGCAGTGACCGGCACGCCGGCTTCTGGCGCCAGCGCTGCCAGGACGCGTTCGCCGACGGCGAGGGCACATGGGGCCACGTCCTCCTGGAAGAGGTCTTCGAGGCCATCGCCGAGGCTGACCAGGCCAGGCTCCGAACCGAGTTGATCCAGGTCGCCGCCGTCTGCGCTGCATGGATCAACGACCTCGACAGCCGCCCCGCTGTCAGCGAGGGGGCATGAGTCGTGGGTCGTCACCAGGGGGCACCGATGCCCGCGAGTCTGCGCCACGCCTTCCGCGCCCGCGCACACCCCGCCCGATCCGTGCCCTGCCCGCACGAGCACTGCCGGGCCCGCGCTCACCAGTCGTGCATCGTCCGAGTCAACGGCCGTGTGCTGGACAAGCCGCACGCCTCTCGCATCAGCCTGTGGGCACAGACCGTCGCCTGCTGCATCGAGTGCGTCGTCGAGCCCGGCATCCCGTGCCACCACAACGGCACGCCCCTGCCCGCTGTCCACGACCGCCGTATCCAGGAAGCGATGGTGACCCTCGCATGACGCCGTTCGAACGCCTCATGCAGGAGGCCATCCCCGTCAAGCCCGAACGCTCCGACGGAACGCACAGTCTGTGGACAGAGCAGGAGCAGGACCGCCACTGGGACGACCTGTGCCGTGCGGTCGGCGCTCCCAACCACCGCAAGCACCCGCCGCGGAAGCGTTCGCGCGACGAGGGCAGCGAGGCAGCAGCGTGACGGGCGGGGACGGTGCGACCGGAGAGGCCGTCACATGCATGGCCTGTGGCCGTCTCCTGAGCAATGAGGAGTCCAAGCGGCTCCGCCTCGGGCCGCAATGCCTCAAGCGCCTACAGGCCGCCCTGGCGCCCCGCCCCCGCCGCATCGGCACGTACACCGCCGCAGCGCACCCCCAGGCCGTACCTGTCCGGATCACCAGCCAACTCGCCTTCGAGATCTGGGACGAGGACGACGAGCCCGCCCGCACCAGACCGATCACCGACGTACCGACAGGAGCCCTGCTCTGATGAACCCCACCCTCAGCGAGCAGCAGCTGGAAGAGTTGCGCCCGCTCGCCGCCGCCATCGAGGGCGCGATCACCGATACGCCTATCCGGCTCGGCACGGACGACTGGGGTACGGCGCTCGCCGCGACAATCTTGGTCCGTGTCGCCGCGTACATGGGTGGCGTGCTGCCGGCCGCCGCGGAACCCGGTGATTGGCTCACTCGGGGCACCCGGGACCTGTCCATCCCGGAGCACGATCGTGCCGCCGACAAGGTCGCGCGTCGCTCAGCCGAGGAGGAGCAGACCCTTCGCCTGCTGCGCCGTGAGTCCCTCCTGGTCCTCCTCACCCGCCTCCAGCGCGGCCGCACCCTCAGCGGTACCGAAGCAGACGCGCTCCGGCAGCACGTCGAGACGGAGATCCGGGAGGCCGACACCGCGCGCTCGATCGCGTCCGGAAACAAGCGGCACGTGCAGCAGCTCATCCCCGAGATCGACCGCCTCACCGCCGAACTCACCGACTACGACCAGCGCGTCGAACAACTCGAAGCCACGGCCGAGCAGCACGCCCGCAACACGCTCACGGTGGCCTGCGAGCGGGACAGTTACCGGAAGGCGTGGAAGTACGAACAGCAGCGCCGCGCCCGCGCCGAGGCCGCCCTCGCCCGCATCAATGCCCTCGCCGAGGAACACCCCGCCGGCATCGACACCGCGCTCATCCTCGCCGCCCTCGACGGCGACGAGCAGCCCACCACGGAGGCATGAACCAGTGACCTGCGGACTGTGCGGCAACGAGGCGGGCGGCAGACAGCTGTGCCACAGGGACACGGTCAAGCTCGCCGAGCGCCTGACCGACCTGCCGACGTTGCACGACGAGTTGGTCCAGTGCCTGGTGCCACGGCGGTACGGCTGGGGCGAGATCGTCTCGACGAAGGGCGCGGCCGGCCCGCAGTCGCCCCTCGACGAAGACGTGCTCGACGAGATGAGCAGCGGTGGCATGGCGGCCGTCGTCCACTCCTGGCGGGTGGACGTGCAGCGGGTGCGCTGGCCGCACCACTCGGCTCCGCCCCCGGACGGGCTGGCCGCCGACTGCCGCTGGCTGGCGATGGAACTCGACTGGATCGCCGAGCACTACCCGGCCGCCGGCGACCTGGCGCGGGAGGTGCGTGCGCTGGAGTCCCGGGCCCGGGACGTCGTCGGCGACCCGGTGCCCCGGCGCAAGACCGTCGGCCAGTGCATCGCCGTCACGGACGACCAGGGCACCGTGTGCGGCGCCGACATCACACACCTTGCGGGCGAGTCCCGCCTGGAGTGCCGCAGCTGCCGCACCGTGTACGCCGGTGAGCAGGACCTGCTGCTGCTTCTGCACTACCAGCCCGCCGGGTCGGCGTGACCGCTTGCATCCAACCCCGGTGTTGGATACCGTCTAGGAGATGGAACCGAAGTCCTGGCGGGACCGGGTCCGCGATGAAGAGACGCTGTTGGAGCAGCTGAACGGACTCGTATCCGATGCCGCCACACGACGAGCCGAGGCCCTGCGTGAAGGCGTAGCGGAACTCGGCACGGTCGCCGACGTCGCTCGTGAACTCGGGCGCAGCTGGCAGGCCGTCGACCAGGCCCTCAAGCGAGACGAGCGCAAACGAAAGAAGGCACCCAAGCCGGGCGCCTCCACAACCGAATAGACCACGAGGGCCGGGCAGCAGCTCCCGGGTGTTGGAGCACCCAGGGCGATCGCACCACCCGACCCTCTACCGAACATCCTGATCAGAGCAGGAGTCGGCATGACCGATCATGTCTCGGGCCCGAACGCGCCCGCAAGTTCCTCGTCCCTGGACGAGCTGCACCGCCTGGCCCGCGAGGACTACGCCAAGGGCCAGCGCGAGCGGGCCGCCGCGAAGTTCTCCCCGTCCTACAGCGCCATCAGCCTCGCCGCCCGCGACCACGTGGTTGAGCCGAGCGACCTCGACGTCGCCCTCGGCGTCGCCCAGCAGATGCTCGCCACCTACGGCACCGTCGACAGCGGCGACATCTTCGACTACGCCCAGGCCCACGGCGGCCTCGCCGAAGCCCTGCGCATCCTGCTCCGCGCCCACGGCGCCGAGCCCACCACACCGCAGCACCACCCCCAGCCTCCGGCGCCCCGCTGCCCGGCCGCCCACCCCGACGACCCCACACCGTGCGCCGGTCCGGTCGCCGTCACCGTCCTCGACGCGCAGAACGCGGGCGCGGACGGCTGCGAGCACCACGGTGCTCGCCTCCTCGCTTCCCTCACCGGCGGCCGCGTGTACGCCCTGCCCGACGCCCCGGCTGGCGCGGCCATCCGCGTCTTCAAGGTCGCTGGCAGCATCCGCCCCTTCGCCTGGTACGAGCGGGGTGAGCTGTCGTGACTCGCCCCCTGTTCCTCGCCCTGGTCCTCCCGCTCCTGGTCGCCGAGTGCGTCGCGCAGTTCGTGCTGCACGACCAGGAATGGACCACTGTCTTCGCCCTGCTGGCCTTCGCGGTCATCGCCGTCCGCTGGGCTCTCGGTCCGCAGGCCGCCGACGAGCAGGAGTGCCCGCCCGACTGCCCGAAGTGCGCCGAGTCGCTCTCCAGTGGGGAGCAGCCGTCATGAGCACCGAAACGAAACTCCCGTCCGGCAACCCCATCACCTGGGGGCAGGGCATCGTCCTCGGCGCTGCGGCCGTCGCCATGGTCGTCGTCGGCGGCTTCGGAGCATGGGGCACCTACTCCAACGCCGTCTCGGAGTTCCACCGGCAGGCAACCGCGGCCGGCGTCGTCGCCGCCGGTGAGGGCCTCACCCTGATCCTGGCCCTGATCATGCTGGGACGGACGATGCTCAACCAGGCCTCGCCCGGCATCGTCCGGGCCGGCATGTGGGTGGCACCCGTGTCCGCCAGCTGCATCGGCGTCTCCATCGCCAACAACAGCCGTGAGGCGGCCGTGTACGCGGTCACGCCGCTGGCCATGTCCGGTGCAGCCGAAGGGTTGGGGCTGATCGCGCGCAGCATCGTCGTCTACCGCACCGGTGTGGATGCCGAGGTGATGCGCCGCAACGCGGACGCCGCCCGACAGCTGGCGTTCAACCGGGCCGTCGCCGACGGCCACCCCGACAAGCGGAAGCAGAAGGCCGCGGTCCGCCGCTACTGGCGCCTCGCCCGGTACGTCGGTGTAGGGGATGCGGAGCTCGGCGCCGGCCTGGTCGACGTCCAGCGTGTCCGCGTCCGCGAAGGGGCTGATGCGGCCCTCGCCGGGATGTACGGCGGACAGAGTGACAAGCCGTCACTCAGTCCTGCCGAGCGGCCCCGGACGGCCACGGCCACGGAGGTGCTGCGGGAGCGGTTCGCCGAGATGGACCCGGCGGATGCGATTCGCCTCGCACACGATGCGCGACCTGATGCGCCGCCCGCGGAACTCGCCGCCCTGCTCGGCACCTATGGCCTGCCCGTGGACGCAGTCGCCGTCGCCCTGGTCCTCGGGCAGCGGGCCCCGGAGTACGAGGTCGACCGACCTGATGCGCCCGCGCATCAGCAGGTCAACGCCCTGCCAGCCGTGAATCTGCAGGGCGCTGTCGAGGAAGCCGCATCAGTCCTCGGCGAGGACGCATCACCCCGCGCGATCGCCGAGCACCTGGAGGCCCACCGGCGCCTGGTCGTCGACGAGCCGTACATCCGCACCGCCCTGTCGAGGGCCGCGAAGAAGCCCCAGCCGGAAACCCCGGCCACACCGATGGAGGGCGGATACGCATGATGCGCCTCATCTTCGGAGCCGTCCTCGGTCTGCTCGTCGCCTACCCGGCTCTCCTCACCGTCGTCCTGGCCGTCGTCGCCCCGCTCGTGTCGCAGCCCGCCGTCCTCGCTTTCGCCGCCGGCGTCACCCTGTGGCCGCGCATCAGCCGCCGTGTCCGGGGGTGGGCATCATGAGCGACGCCCTCGCCAAGGCGGAGGCCGCTGCCCAGGAGGCTGCGGTGAACTCGGCCGTCGTACAGATCGCGCTCGCCGCCGTCGAGCTGGCCAAGACGGCGCAGCAGCAGCCGCAGCAGCAGGGCTGCCAGCACCAGGCGCAGCCCCAGTTCGACGCGAAGAAGTGGCTCACGATCGGTGGTCTCGCCATCGTCGGCGCCGGCGCGGCCAGCGTCCTCGCCATCGCGTTCGCCCTGGCCTCGGTCGCCGTCGCGATCGGCGGCACCTGCGCGACGGCCTGCCTGCTCGTCCTGCGCTCCATGTGGCGCGAGTACCTCAAGGGCCGCTGACCAGCCCGACCGTCCCAGAGAGGACACCCGTGAACACTCACGACCAGTACATCCGCTTGGCCTTCAACGCCGTCAGCAGGGCCGCCAGCCTCGCCGAGGACGCCGAGGACGCCGCCCACAGCGACGACCGCAGGAACCAGGCCGCCCCGCTCGCCGCGGCCGGCGCCCTGTGGGCCGACGTCGCCCGCAGCTACACCGCCATCGCCGAAGCCCTGCCCGAGTCCAACCTCGGCGACCCCACGGAGGACTGACCCATGCCCAGCTCGTACACCGGAGCCGAAAAGCGCCGCATCGCCTGGCTCGCCATCAAGGCCGGCAAGCAGTCGCTGGCCGGTGACCGCAACGCCGACACCATCGACCCCAATGTCAAGCGGGAGATGGACCGGATCGAGGAGCGGGCCGCCGACCGGGGCGCCCGCGAGGTCCAGGCCCTGCAGAAGAGGCTCAGTGAGGCCCGCAACGCCGCCGCGACCGCGAAGACGGCCATGCGCACCAGCAGCGGCAAGGAACGCAGCAACGCCCGCCGGGAGATGCACGACCAGGAGGCCGCCGCCCGCCGCGTCGAGCGGGAGTTGCGCCGCTACCAGTAGCTACACCCCGGGGACGGCGTCCTACCGCCAAGCAGCCCGCCGTCCCCGGGCCCGGACCGCCCAACAGAACGACCGGAGAGCCCAGGATGACCGACAACGTCGTACAGCTCCACAAGCCCACGCCCCTGGCGCCCATCGAGGACGCCGCCGACACCCTGACCGAGACCATCATCGACGTCGTCGCCAACGCTGAGCCCCGGCCCGTCGACCCGCCCGAGCAGGCCGCGCCCGCCGGGACGTGGATCGCCGAGAAGCAGGCGTACCTCGCCGAGGCGCCGCCCGTCATCCCGACGTTCCTGCGCAACGCCGCCGAGTTCATCGACGCCACCCGCTGGACGGTCTCCTACTACGCACACGTCGCCGCCTTCCACACCGTCCGGGCGCCCGTCTACCTCGCCCGTCTGCTGCTGCGCGCCCCTCGCGGCACAGGCCGGCTGGTCGTGCGCTGGGGCAAGTGGGTTGCCGACACCGAGGCCCGGCCCGTCGAGGCCAAGGCCGCCGCCTCCGCCGACATCGAGGCCTGGCTCTCCCTCTCGCGCGAGCACTCCCGCCGCGTCCGCCCGCGCCGTATCGCCTCCCTGGCGGTCGCCACGGCCACCGGCATCACCACCCTGGTCAGCTCGTTCCTCGTCCCCGGCTGGACCATCACCGGGGTTGTCACGGCGGCCGCGCTCGCCGGTCTGGCCGGTAAGAAGGGCGACAAGCCCCTCATCACCCGCTACGTCGCCACCAACGTCTTGCGCCGCCTCGACTCGACCGAAGTGTTCGAGGCGCTCGCCGCGATCGGCATCGAGGGCAAGAAGGGGCGCCGTGGCGTCGAGTTCGCCTCCGAGGTCATGCGCGACGGGCCCGGCTGGCGCGCGGAGGTCGACCTTCCCCCGGGCGTCGAGGCGACCGCCGTCCTGGAGAAGCGTTCCGCGCTCGCTGCCGCCATGCGCCGGCCCATCAGCACGGTGTGGCCCGAGGCCGACCGCACCGCCCACCCCGGCCGCCTGGTCCTGTGGGTCGCCCAGCGCGACCCCGCCAAGGCCGCCCGCCGACTGTGGCCGCTCATGAAGGACGGCCAAGCCGACGTGTACGAGCCCCTGCCCTACGGCTTCGACCCGCGCGGCAACCTCATCGACATCACCCTCATGTACTCGAACCTGCTGGTCGGAGGCATCCCCGGCTCCGGCAAGACCTCGTGCGCGCTCGCCATCGTCCTCGGCGTCGCGCTCGATCCCACCGCCGAACTGTGGATCTACGAACTCAAGGGATCCGGCGACCTCGACTCGGTCAAGCCGATCTGCCACCGCTACGTATCCGGCGACGAAGACGAGGACCTGGAGGCCGGCCTCGCCGGGATGCGGTCCGGGATCGCCGAGTACCAGCGACGTGCCAAGTTCATCAAAGGCCTGCCCGCCAGCGAGGTCCCCGACGGGCGCCGCGTCACCCGCGCCCTCGCCGAGAAGTACCCCGAGCAGAACCTCGGCCCGCGCGTCATCGTCATCGACGAGGTCCAGGAGCTGTTCACCCACGCCGACTACAAGGAAGAGGCCGCAGCCCTTGCCACCCGTCTGATCAAGAAGGGCCGCGCCTACGGCATCATCCTCATCCTGCTCACCCAGAACCCCGACGCTCCGTCCCTGCCGTCCTCCGTCTCCAGCAGCGTCGGTACCCGCCTGTGCCTGGCCGTCATGGACTGGCGGGCCAACAACAACGTCCTCGGTACGGGCGCCTACGACCGCGGGCTGCGCGCCACCGACATCAGCATCGACGAGCAGGGCACCGGCATCCTCGCCCGCGGCCGCGAAGGCATCACTGTCCGCGCCGCGTTCATCAAGCAGACGGAGGCAGAGGACATCGGCAAGCGGGCCCTCGCACTGCGCACGGCGGCCGGCACCCTCACCGGGCAAGCCGTCGGCGCCCAGGTCGAGGAGCTGGACGTCGAGACGGTCGTCGACCACGTCCGCGCGATCTGGCCGGACGGAACCGAGGCTGTGCACTCGCACCGGCTCGTCGAGGCCCTCGCCGCCTATCGGCCCGACCTGTACAAGCCGTGGCTGGAGATGGACGCCGCCGCCGCGTCCACGGCGCTCAGCACGGCCCTGAAGCCCTTCAAGGTCGCCACGAAGCAGCTGACCATCCGCGATTGCTGCGGCGGCGCCAAGGGCCTGCGCTACGCGGATCTCCCGGCCGCCGAGGACGGCGAATAGAGGCCCGAAGCCGGTTTCGGATCAAGCCTGTGGTTTCACCTTGATCTGAAACCGGTTTCGCCCCCGATATCGGGCCTGAGCTGCCAAGTTTCGAGTTTCGGGCCCCACCCTCAGGGGCGTGTAGAGCGCCGAAACGGGCCTCGCCGAGACGCCCCGTGCCCGACACCACTGCCGCATCATGGGGCCATGGAGTCGCAGAGACTGGAGGAATGATGGCTGGACGACCAGGCGACGGGTGCGGCGACCCACGCCCGACTCACCCGCACTGGTGCGGTACCTGCGGCGCGCAGCGCCTCTTCAGCGCCGAGGAGTGCACGCTGTTGATGATCGTGCCGCCGTGCTCCCGCTGCCAAGGCACGAACTGGCACGGCGAAGTCGACGAGTTCACCGCCCCGGACTACCGCGAGAAACAGCAGCCGTAGCCACATCATGGGGGCATGGAGTCGCAGAACCTCAGGCCCGGCCACCTCACCGCCCACCAGACCGCGCGCATGCTCGGCATCACCCTGGGCGCCCTCCGCAACCTCGTCTACCGAGACCAGCTGAAGCGATCCGGTGGCACCGACCGGCACCCCTACTACGCCGTCCCCGACGTCGCCGCGCTCGCCGCCAAACGGCAGGAACGCCAGTCCGCTTGACCGCAGGTCAGACGCTGTGTGACGATCCGGGTGTACAACTGTGCCCTCAACCGGCACCACAGACGCATACGAAGTCCCAGCCAATCCCCCCGGCTGGGACTTCGCCATGTGTGTGGTTGGTGCATGATGTCCCCTCAGCACCACGCACCAGGGGGGAACATGCGTATCCGCATCACCATCGCGGCCATCACCGCCGCGCTCGCCGTCGCCCTCGTCGGCTGCAGCAGCAGCGACGACAGCAGCGACGCCAAAGCCAGCACGCCGAAGGCGACCAAGACCGTGGACAACAGCGACGCAGAGAAGGCCGCCGGCATCCCGCCGAAGCCGGACGCCGCCACCCGCACCGCGCTCATCGAAGTCCTCAAGGCCGTCAACCCCGCGCTCGTCACCGACGAGGACAAGGCCATCGACAACGCCCGCAACCAGTGCTCCACCATCACCGGCGGCGGCAACGCAGACCAGACCGCCAAGGCCCGGTTCTCCACCTCCAACCATGAGGTGACCGACGCTGAGGCCAAGGCCATCAACGCCGCGCTGAAGGCGAGCCTCTGCACGTCCTGACAACGGACGCCCGAGCCCGGCTACGTCGACGCGTGGCCGGGCCTCGCCATGTCAGGGGGTGAGCGTGGCCACCAACCGCAGCGAGCTCACCAGTTACGAGTTCCGTCAGGTGCGCGCCCGCATCCTCGCCGCATCCGACGTCTGCATCGTCTGCGGCCACGGCGCCGCCGACGCCGTCGACCACATCCACCCCGTCAGCAAGGGCGGAGCCAAGGTCGACCCCGACAACCTCGCACCCATCCACGGCGTAAACGGATGCCCCGTCTGCCTCCGCAAGTGCAACAGCGAGAAGGGCAATCGGCCGCTCGCCGAGGTCGTGCAACTCGTGACCTCGGTCGACTGGTTCGCGGGACCGTAGAGAGGACGCCATGCCCGAGCCCACAGACCCCAAGCTCTCGTGGCGCCTGCCAGATCATGTCGTCGCGGAACTCCAGGTAGCGCAGACGCGCGTGTACGCGCGGCACGCCGACTTCGCCCAGGCCCGCGCCGATCTATCCCAGCGAGAGGCTGAACTCAGCGAAGCTATGGCCGACCTCAACACGGCCATCCACTCACTGCTCACCTGTGAACCGGACGTCGGCTGACGCAGAACCGCAGAGAGGACGCCATGACCACCACCGCTGAGCAGCCCTGGGTCAAGCAGCACGAGCTGCACGTCTTCAAGCAGACCGAGCAGTCCATCGACGCCAGCGGATGGCGACTCATCAACGGCACGGGCCTGCTCCATGCGCTCTGCAACTGCGGCTACAGCACCGGCTGGATCCCGCGCGACCAGATGCCCAGCCGCGAGCAGCTGACTGCCGACCACGGCGAGCCCTTCCGATCCATCCTGTCCTGACGCAAACATGCAGGTCAAACGTCTGATCGGATCGGTCAGCTCGGGATCTCCCCGGTTTTTTAGAAATCGGACATATCGCAACCCCACGCCCAGCTTTTATTTTTCTCCCCCCGGGCCGATGACCCCGGATGATCATGGAAGGGGGGCCGGCATGGGGCCCGTCGAGGAAGCCGTGCGCAGCGACATCGAGCAGCTCGGCGACCTCGTCGGCGTCGAGCCCTCACTGACGGAGCTGGCGTTCGCTCTGGCCGGCCGCGTCGATGCCGCACGGACCGCTGAGTGCGAGACGTGCGGCGAGCCGATCGCCCAGGACGACCGGCTGCTTCCTCAACTGGCCCGCGAGCTCCGGCAGACGCTCGCCCAGATCTTGGAGGGACGGGCGCCGGACGATGACGACGACCTCGGAGACCTGGGCTCCCCCGACTGAGTTCGCCGAGGATCTGTACGAGCGGTACGGGCTGACCTGCCCGCCGCGGTGGGGGACGCCTCGGCACCCTGACCGGCCGTCGCTCGGGCCGAAGCTGTGGAAGGTCATGACCAAGCTCGGCGCCCCGCCGATGCCATGGCAGAAGTACGTGTCCGACGTCGCTCTGGAGATCGACCCGGACACCGGGCGGTTCGCGCACCGCGAGGTTGGCCTGTCGGTTTCCCGGCAGCAGGGCAAGACCGAACTGACCCTGGGCGCCCAGGTGCACCGCGCGCTGGCGTGGCCCCGGCAGAACATCGTGTACGCGGCGCAGACCCGGGGCATGGCGCGGCAGCGCTGGGAAGACGAGTTCTGGGAGAAGATCTCCGGCTCGGACCTGGCCAAGCTGGCGCGCATCCGCAAGAGCAACGGCAACGAGGCGATCCTGTTCCCGGGCAAGCGGTCGCGGATGGGGATCACCGCGAACACGGAGAAGGCCGGCCACGGTCCGCCCCTGGACCTGGGGTTCATCGACGAGGCGTTCGCGCACGAAGACGACCGCCTGGAGCAGGCGTTCAGCCCGGCGATGCTGACCCGGGCCATGGCTCAGCTGTGGTGGGCGTCCGCCGGCGGCACCACCAAGAGCGTGTGGCTGAACAAGAAGCGGGAGAAGGGCCGCGAGCTGATCGAGGCCCTGTTCGCCGCGCTCGCCGAGGACCCGGCCGCGGTCCGGCCGCGCGCGGCCTACTTCGAGTGGTTCGCCCCGGAGGACATGGACCGGGCGGACCCGGCGACGTGGCGAGCGACGCTGCCCGCGCTCGGCTACACGGTGACCGAGGAGACCATCGCCGCCGAGCTGGAGAAGATGGACCCGGCCGAGTTCGACCGGGCCTACCTCAACCGCACGCGCAAGCCGACGCCGCCGTCGGACCCGAATGTGCCGAAGGCGGCCTGGCCCGGCCTGGTCGACCAGGCCAGTCGTCCGGAGGCGGTCAGCGTCGCCCTGGCCCTGGACGTATCGCAGGACCGGAAGCGGGCGGCGATCGCCGCGGCCTCCCTGCGGCCGGATGGCAAGGTGCACCTGGAGGTCGTCGCCCACCGGCCCGGTACGGACTGGGTGGTGCCCGCCATGGTGAAGCTGCACGCACTGTGGAAGCCGGTGGCCGTCGCGGTCGCTTCCGCAGGGGCGCCGGCCGGTTCGCTCATCGACGACCTGATCGCGGCGGGCATCAACGTGCCCGAGGACAAGGAACACCCGCTGCGCGGCGACCTCGCGGTCATGCGGAACGGAGACATCACAGAGGCGTGCGGGCAGCTGGCCGACGCCATGAACCAAGGCGCCGTGCGCCACCTCGACCAGGCTGCGCTCACGGCCGCCGTGAACGGGGCCCGCACGCGCCGCCAGGGCGACGCCTGGACGCTGGACCGCACCAACTCGCTGGTGGACATCAGCCCGTTGTGCGCGGCGACGTTCGCCCGCTGGGCTCTGCTCATCCGTGGTCCCCACGTCCTTGAGGACTACGACCCACTCGATTCGATCTACTGAAGGAGGGGGCGTAGTGCGCGAGCGGATGACGACCGCGCTCGACGCCGCTGGCCTGCTGCTCGTGGCGGCCGGTGCGGGCGCCGGAGCGTACAGGTGGCTGGGATGGGCGGCGATCGCCGTCAGCGGACTCGTGGTCCTCGCCGGGTCCTGGCTCGCCGCGGGCGCCGGCCGGAAGGGCGGGAAGACGTGAGCCTGTTCCGACGCCGCGACGCCCCCGGGCAGACCGCGGATCAGTTGATCCCTCCCCGTCCCGGAACCGGGAGCGGGGCGGCAGCGGTCACGAACGAAACGGCCCTGCGCCACAGCGCGGTGTGGGCCTGCCTGCGACTGCGGGCCAACCTCATCAGCACGATGCCGGTGGACCTGTATCGCAAGGTGAACGGGATCCAGGTCGAGGTGCCCAAGCCTGCCGTCCTCGTCACCCCGGGCGGGGACGAGGTGGAGATGCCGGAGTGGATGTACTCCAGCCAGTTCGACCTCGACCGGGCCGGGAACACCGTGGGGCTGATCACCGCCCGCGACGGCCTCGGGCTGCCGGCCCGCATCGAGTTGGTGCCGGTCGGCGATGTCACCGTGCGGATGCGCAAGGGCAAGAAGAAGTACCGGATCGCGGGCGTCGACTACGAGCCGCACGAGGTCTGGCACGAGAAGCAGTACACCGTCGCGGGCCTTCCGGTGGGCCTGTCCCCGGTCGCGTATGCGGCCTGGTCCATCTCGGAGTACCTGTCCATCCAGCAGTTCGCCATGGACTGGTTCCGCAACGGGGCCATCCCCTCGGCGCACCTGAAGAACACGGCGAAGACCCTCAGTCCGGAACAGGCCGACGGGGCGAAGCAGCGCTTCAAGGCGGCCGTCATGAGCCGCGATCTGTTCGTCACCGGCAACGACTGGGACTACGAGATGATCCAGGCCGAGCAGGCGGGCGCGGACTGGATCGCCGCCAAGCAGTTCGGCATCGGCGACATCGCCCGCTTCTTCGACTGCCCCTCCGACCTGATCGATGCCGCGGTCTCGGGCAGCTCGGTGACCTACGCCAACATGACCCAGCGCAACCTTCAGTTCCTGGTGATGTCCTTGGGCCCGGCAGTGTCTCGCCGGGAGAACGCTCTGAGCCGCCTGTCGTCGAGGCCGCGGTTCGTGAAGCTCAACCGGAACGCGCTGCTGGCGATGGACCCGCAGACGCAGGCCAGTGTGCTCAAGACGCGCATCGACTCCCGGACGTTGACGCCGTCCGAGGCCCGCGCCTTCTACGACCAGCCGCCGCTGTCCGAAGAGCAGAAGGCCGAGTTCGACCGGCTCTTCGGCAAGGGCACCCAGCAGGCGCCCACCACCGCGACCCCGCAAGCAGGAGGAGCATCCTCATGACCGACATGGCGACCCTGCGGCAGCAGGCTGCCCAGTCCCGCGCCGGCGCGGCGGGCTCGACAGCGATGGCCGTCCCGCGCGACCGGCCCGAGTCCCCGGAGATCCGGTTCATGTCGCAGCTGCGCGCGAAGAAGGTCACGCGCGAGGACGGCATGGACTGGTACCAGGTCGAGGGCTACGCCTCGGCGTTCGAGCAGGGCTACGAGATGTGGGACATGTTCGGGCCCTACACGGAGGTCGTCAGCGCTGGGGCGGCTGACGCCACGCTGGCGGCCGACCCCGAGGTGGTGTTCCGCTTCAACCACGCCGGGACGCCGATGGCGTCGACGCGCAACGGGCGGCTGGAGCTGTGGGCCGACTCTGCAGGGCTGGGGCAGCGTGCCTACCTCAACCCGAAGCGGGCCGACGTGCAGCTGCTCGTGCAGGCCATCGAGGACGCCGACGTGCGCGAGCAGTCGTTCATGTTCCGCATCACCTCAGGCCAGTGGTCCCCGGACTACACCGAGTACCGCATCAACGCCTTCGACCTGGAGCGCGGCGACGTCGGCCCCGTCACCTACGGCGCCAACCCGCACACCAGCGTCGCCGCCCGCTCCGGCGAGTTCCTCGACCTGATCCCCAACCTTCCCGCGCTCGTGGCGCGTGAGGCGTTCACCCGCCTCTCACAGCGCTCCGACCTGACCACCGCTCCCGTGCCCGCGCCGCAGACGCCGGCGCCCGCACGCTCGGCGGCACCGGCCGCCCAGGGGCGGTCGATTTCCATGCTCCGCACTCAGCTGCTCGTCGAGAGCGACGAGGACTGAGCTCCCAGACACAGCGCGCTGTCCGGCAGACGCCCGGAAGCCTCCGCCCTGTGCCGCCCGGCAGATGTCCCGGGTGGGCCGTGGCCCTCGCTGTTGCTGCACCCACCTCAACCCATCTGTACGGAGGGACACACACCCATGCCTGGAACCATCGACGACCTGATCGCTTCCATCGAGGTCGAGCTGGAGGCCGCCCAGAAGCGGCTGAAGAAGTGCGGCGCCGAGGTTCAGCTGATCCTCGACAAGGCACAGCAGGACGGCCGCTCGGCGCTGACCGTCGAGGAGGACGAGCGCGTCGCCGAGCTGTTCGCCGCGCGCGACCAGGCCCGCGGCGACATCACCGGCATCGAGAACAAGCTCGCCAACGCCAACAAGATCAAGACCGAGGAGATGGAGCGGGAGGCGAAGCAGAGCGAGACCCGGGCGACCGAGACCCGCAAGCCCGCCTACGACAAGGTCGCCCGCGTCGGCAAGGAAGAGCGCACCTACCGCAAGGACCAGGACCCCCTGGGCAAGGGCTTCCTGATGGACATCGCCCGCCAGTACTCCTACCAGGACGTCGAGGCCGCCTCGCGTCTGGCCCGGCACATGCAGGAGGAGCGCGTCGAGCGGGCCGAGTACCTCGAGCGGGCCGTCGGCACCAGCGCGTTCTCGGGCCTGACCGTGCCGCAGTACCTGACCGACATGTACGCCCCGGCCACTGCGGCGCTGCGTCCGTTCGCCGACATCTGCAACCGGCACCCCCTGCCCGACAGCGGCATGTCGATCGAGATCTCTCGCATCACGACCTCGTCCGACGCTGGTCTGCAGGCGTCGCAGAACGCGGCCGTGACCGAGCAGAACATGGACGACACGCAGCTCAGCGTCCCCGTCCAGACTGCGGCCGGACAGCAGACCATCTCGCGGCAGGCGATCGACCGCGGCACGGGCATCGAGGACGTGGCCTTCCAGGACCTGTTCAACCGGGTCGCGACCCGCCTGGACTCGACGCTCCTCAACCAGGCCACCACCGGCCTGAGCGCCGTGTCCCAGGCGAACGCCTACACCGATGGCACCCCGACCGGCGCCGAGCTGTACCCGAAGATCCTCGGCGCGGCGGCCGGTGTGGAAACCAACCTGCTGGCCATGGGGGCACCGACCCACGCGGTCATGCACTCGCGCCGCTGGTACTGGCTGTCCAGCCAGATGTCCAACACGTGGCCGATGATCAACTCGGTGAACCTGCCGGTGCAGGCGGCGGGGACGCTCGACCCGAACAGCTCCTACGCCTCCGGCCCGCGCGGCGTGCTGCCGAACGGCATGCAGGTCGTCGTCGACAACAACATCGTCACGAACCTCGGCGCCGGCACCAACGAGGACGAGCTGTACGTCGTGCCCGCCTCGGAGTGCCACCTGTGGGAGGACCCGAACGCGCCGCTGTTCATCCGAGCTGAGCAGCCGGCCGCCGCGTCCCTCGGCGTGCTGCTGGTGGCGTACTCGTACTTCGCGTACACCTTCGGCCGCTACGCGAACGGCATGCAGAAGGTCGGCGGTACCGGCCTGGTCACGCCCGCGTTCTGACCGTCCCTCGCGCGGCCCGGCCGACTCCCCGGGCCGCGCGCCCCGCCATGGCACCAGGGACGGGAGGTCCACATGCCGACACTTCAGGCTCTCGGCGGCGACCGGCTGCCGAACGCTGCACGGCTGTCGCAGGCGCAGACCGGCAGCGGCGTCTCGACGAACATCGTCGACAGGGGGGCGGCCGTCGAGCGGCCCGCGCTCCTGGCCATCACCACGGCCGTCGGCGCCACCCCGACGTGCACCTACGCGATCGAGGGGAGCGCGGACGGCACCACGTGGTGGCCTGTCTCCTACGCGGACGTTGCCACCCCCGACACGGGCAGCGTCGCCACGTTCGCCCTCACCGCCGCAGGAACGACCGTCAAGGTCCTGCGGCCTGGCCAGCCGTGGCGCTACCTGCGGCTGACGTACTCCGCGAACACCAACGTCACGAACACTGCGGACGTGACTGTCTTCTGAGGAGGCCTCATGGCCAAGCACGCCAACATGATCGCCGCGCTGCTGCGCGAGCGCGACGGCTACGAGCGGCAGGGCAAGAAGGACCGCGTGCGCCAGGTCGACGAGCAGCTGGAGCACTACGGCTACAGCCCCGAGCCGGACGAACCGAAGGGGCGCACGGCGTCACCGCAGCAGACCGCCGACCAGGGCACGCCCACGGCGAAGAAGACGGCCGCGAAGAAGGCCGCCGCTGCTCCGCCCGCGCCTGCGGCTGAGTGATGCTCTGTGGCCCACGAGTACGGCACCTTGGCCGCGCTGCGCAAGCGGGTCGGGGCGGAGACCGGCGACACCAGCCGCGACGACGAGTTGACCTCCGCACTGGCCGCGGCCTCTCGCGGGATCGACAAGGCGACCGGCCGCCGGTTCTGGCTCGACGAGGCGCCCGTACAGCGCGTGTTCCGTCCGGCTGGACGGGTCGCGTATCGGGACGACGGCGACCTGTTGCTGGTCGACGACATCGGCGACGTCACGGGCCTGGTCGTCGAGACCGGAAGCGGCTCGACGTGGATGGCGCTCACCGGCTACGAGACTCAGCCGGACAATGCGCTCGCCGACGGCCGGCCGGTAACCGGTCTGCTGCGGCGGGGCAGTTGGGGCAGCGGGAGAAGCGGCACGACGCGCGTCCGGGTCACTGCCCGTTTCGGG